GCTTTTTCAAGAAATGATGAGCAAAGTTCCTGGAATTACAAGAATTGAAGGAAGACATAGAGAAGAATTAGAACAACTTGCAATTGATGCATGTTTAGAAGAAACTCAAGTTCCTGCTGATTGGTTTACGATTGAGGCATTATTGAATAGAGCCCCTATTAATATTTCGGACTTCAGAATGCAAGCCACTAAACCAAAGAAAAAGGAAGATGAAGAGACACCTGAAATTCCTTCTTTTGACGTTGAAAACCTAACTGACGAAGAAGTAATGGAGTTGGAAATTCATAAAAGAAATATGATTAACGCTCTTGTTCAAGGAGCGGCAAAAAAGGGACATTATATTTTTCAAAAACCTGAAATTAAAGAAAGGTTGGATGAAATTGACCCACAATTATATCCCGCTTATTTGAAAATTATGTCAATCAATGATTTCATGTATTTTTCTATGGAACAAATGATTGAAATGATGTCTCAAACAGGAAATGGTGTCGCTGGAAAAGTTAAGTTAGAAAATAAAGATGAAGACGAAGAAGAGGGTGGCGAAGGTGAAGATGAACCTGATACAAAAATTGTTGCAGAAGGTTTAATATTCCCAATTTTGTGTCATGAAATAATCAAAGGGTTAGAGGAATCTATCGCAAGACACGGATTACCTGAAGATCCTGAAATGTCAAGAAATGTTAGGGGTGTTACTGATGTATTGTCTAATGAACCGATGCAACTTAGAATTGGTCCTGAAATTGTTGAAAAATTAAGGTTTGCGTTACCTGACGAGATGTTTGATGATGAGAACAAAGGATTGGTACCTTGGTTTTATTCAATTCTCTATAAGACAGAAGCTAAAGAATTTTTAGATATCATTGGTAACGCAATTTCGGAAGATGAATCAAAAGTTAAAAAGGCAACTGCAAAATTCAAAGAAATTATGAAACAAGCTCAACAGTCAAAGAGTGAGTATGATAATTTTAAAGGTGAAGAAGGTTCCGAAGATGAAGATGATGATTTAGACCAACTTTATAGAGATTTGGGAATTCCAAGACCATAAATCAGAATATGATTTAACTGTGTGAACAAAGAACAATTAATAATAGAATATACGAAGTGTATGAGGAATACCCCTTATGCACTTCGTACTTATTTACAGACATACGATAATACGGTATCAAAGTATGTTCCATTAGAACTTTTTCCTGATCAAGTTTCACTACTTGAAGATTATGAAACCCACAATGAAAACATTGCGTTAAAATACAGACAAGCTGGAGTTTCCACCGTAACCGCAGCTTGGGCTTCAAAAAAACTTGCATTTGCAAGAAAAGAAAAACCTGAAAAAGTTCTAATCATTGCCAACAAGTTGGATACTTCAGTTGAAATGGCTAACAAGATAAGGGCATTTATTGAACAATGGCCTAGTTGGGTTTCAATCGGGTTTTCGGTAGAAAAAAACTCCCAAAGACATTTCAAACTTAATAATGGATGTGAGGTCAAAGCGGTGGCAACATCCAAAGATGCACTTAGAGGTTATACACCAACAATTCTTATTTTTGACGAAGCGGCCTTTATTGAGGCGGATGGAGACTTTTGGTCTGCTTGTATGGCCTCACTATCTACTGGTGGTAAAGTTATCGTAGTTTCCACACCAAACGGTTACGATCCAATATATTATGAAATATATGACCAAGCATTAAGAGGAATGAATGATTTCAAAATCTCTGAAATGTTTTGGTATCGAGACCCTCGTTACACCAGAGATTTATACATGGTAAAGACAAATGATTTGGTTCATTACCTTTTGAATCGAGAAGATTATCCTTTAGACTCAGTTATTTCCTTAAGTAATGATAATCCCTACGAAAGAGACCATACTATTGTAACAGATTATATTTCTCAAGGATATAAGCCTTGTTCTGCATGGTTTGAGGGGATGGTAAAAAAACTCAAGTACGATAGACGTAAAGTTGCCCAAGAACTTGAATGCAACTTCTTGGGGTCAGGAGATAACGTATTCGATTCTGATTTGATGCAAAATATTTCCAAAAACCAACTGAGACCACCACAAGCAAAACTTATGGGGAATGCTTTATGGATTTTCAAGGAACCTGTAAATGGTCACAAGTATGTAATGGGTGTTGACGTTTCTCGTGGAGATTCTGAGGATTTTTCATCAATCCAAATCATTGACTTTGATGAACGAGAACAAGTATTAGAATACGTTGGAAAGATTCCTCCAGATGTATTAGCCGAGATTGCCTATAAATGGGGGACAATGTACAATGCCTATTGTGTAATTGATATTACTGGTGGTATGGGAGTATCTACTGCAAGAAAAATGCAAGAATTACAATATCAACCAGGACTTTATGTTGATGGAGTGGATACATCTAATAAGTGGAAATGGGATCCAAAAATTAATGATAAAATACCTGGAATCAATTTTAATACGAAACGAGTTCAGATTATTGCCGCATTTGAAGAAGGTGTTAGACATGGATTCAAAATATATTCTCATAGAACATACAACGAGATGAATACCTTCGTCTACATAAATGGAAGACCAGATCACCAAAAAGGTCAACATGATGATTGTATTATGGGATTATCGATGGCAATTTATATTGCTGAAAAATCATTTCAATCATTAACAAAAGTTGTTAATCATACTAAGGCAATGTTGAATTCATGGGCATCAGTTGTGAATGAGAATAAAAATACTTCAGAATTTTTTAATCCAATGGTACCTCAAATGGGTAGAGACCCAAACCTAAATAATAATGGTGCTAGTAAAGCGGATTATCAAAAATATGGTTGGTTATTTGGTGCTAAATAACTATTTATATTATCAGGGTAAATAGTAAAATTACGTATGGCAGAACAAAATATGACAGTTTGGCAAAGATTGTCACAAACATTTGGACCTAATTCACTTCTTAATCAAGACTATCCGACATTCAAGTTTGATAAAAAGGAACTTCTGCGAACCAAAAGTAGAGAAGAATATGAAAAAGAAAAACTCCAAGCACAACAAACATATTACCTCACCAATCAATGGTCGAAGGTAGAAAACAACCTTTATTCACAGGCGATTTATTATGAACCAACAAGGTTATCTGCTCAATACGATTATGAGTCGATGGAATATACTCCTGAGATTTCTGCAGCGTTAGACATTTATGCCGAAGAATCCACCACAACAAATGAAGATGGATTTATTCTGCAAATTTATTCTGAATCAAAAAGAATAAAAGGGGTATTAGCTGATTTGTTTAACAACGCTTTAGACATTAATACTAACCTTCCAATGTGGACACGGAACACCTGTAAGTATGGTGATAATTTCGTGTATCTTAAATTAGACCCTGAAAAAGGAATTGTCGGTTGTCAACAATTACCAACAATTGAAATTGAAAGACATGAGGTTGGGGCGAGTGGTAAAATATCTGTCGATGTTAAAAACGAAGTTGACAAAGACAGAAAAGCATTACACTTCACTTGGAAGAATAAAAATATGGAATTCCAATCATGGGAAATTGCTCATTTTAGATTATTAGGTGATGACAGAAAACTCCCATACGGAACATCTATGTTAGAGAAAGCCAGACGTATTTGGAAACAACTGTTACTTTCTGAAGATGCTATGTTGATTTATCGTACGTCTAGAGCACCTGAAAGAAGGATGTTCAAAGTATTCGTTGGTAATATGAATGATGATGATGTTGAAGCGTATGTACAACGTGTTGCAAACAAATTCAAAAGAGAACAAATAGTTGATAGTAAGACTGGTAACGTGGACATGAGATTTAATCAAATGGCTGTCGATCAAGATTATTTTATACCAGTTCGTGATCCAGCGGCACCAGATCCAATCACAACTTTACCTGGTGCTACTAACTTATCCGAAATTGCCGATATTGAATATATTCAAAAGAAATTATTAACTGCATTACGAGTACCCAAAGCATTCTTAGGATTTGAAGAAGTTGTTGGTGATGGTAAAAACTTGGCATTACAAGATATTAGATTCGCTCGTACAATTAATAGAATCCAAAAAAGTATGATAGCAGAACTTAACAAAATCGCTATTGTACATTTATTCTTATTGGGATTT